TGTGTCTTCGCGCTCACAAAAAACCTGCCCCCTTTCGATAAATTACATTTTTTACAACTCGAAACTAAATTTCCATCATCATCAAGACCACCAAGCCTTCTAGGAATTACATGATCCACAGTAGTAGCCTCTTGCCCACAATAAAAGCAAATGAATTGATCCCTTCGAAGTATGCGATTGCGTATTTGTCGCCATCTATGGGTTGATCCAGTATCTCTCAATGCTGACTTACTCATTAGTAATACCCCTTGATCTTGTGGTGCTTCAATGCATTGCATGGATTACTATACCTGTGTTTGATATAAGCCAATCCTCTATCTATCTGTTTAGTTGGATTAGTTTCTTTTAATCCTAATATCTGTGGAATACCAAATGCACTTGACTTAGGGTTCTTGGCTTTGTAATTCCATCTTGATTCTTTATACCATAATTCATCTACACAATAGAATTGCTCAAATGAATAATCAAGTTTATGAAATGTATATTGTTTTAATGTAGGTATTGACCATGAAACGGAATGTGCTTTTTCAAAGCCTAAAATGTTGGCTAAACATAGAGCGATCCCAATTAGCGAGCACCTTGCGAACCTCCCCCTTCGGGGTTCGCCTTTTGGCTTTGAGAGCCAATGCTCATTAAAGCGTATCATATGGTTCCAAATCCATCACCATAACCGCAGGTCAGACGGCAAGTCGTAATTCTAATTCCATTAAGTTCAATCCATGTTTCATCGTATCCGGCGTTATTCATATTGACATCCACCCTCCGTATTGAGCATTCGGATTATCTTTGAGCCATTGCTCACGCAATTGATTTTGATAAACCCAATCTACATCTGTATCAATGCGCATGTATGGCATTCCTTATCGACAAACATCCAAGCACCGCATTTAGTGCAGCGAATGACTGGCTCCTGAGTATCTGTAGATTCAGCCATGTTTTTAGTTCCAACGGCTTGACATTTAAGACATTGAAACACCCTAAATCCTTCATGTGTTTGGTATTCATCAAGCCATATAAATTCGGAATTGGCTGAGCAAAAGTTGCACCTGAATTTAACCATCTTTACTGGCCCAGCCAGTTCCCTTGAATATAGTTGGAACAGCAGTATAGACACGCCTTAATGGTGCGCCACATACTTGACAATGAGGGATTTTATGATCCATTGGTAAATCCAATACAATCAGCGTTCCCTCACCATCACACATGTAATCGTAATTAGGCATTATCTTGAATTCCATTTACAGGATAAGGAATTCGATTTATTGTGTGGCATGAGTAGCATTGAAGCAGATCGCCCTGATGAAGTAATCTGTCATCGTTGCATGTATCACAAGTAATTCTCGATGGTTCTAGTTTAACTCTATCATCTGTAAAAGATGCAGTTAATCCGGAACCATTGATGATTTCTAAATAACCCATTTATTCACCTCCTTCAAAATACCATTTACCATTAGCGGTAAGTTTTGCCCATTTAGCATGGTCTTTCTCGCCTCCTCTGCAAACATATCCGTAATATGGTTTCCCACCTTTAGATATACCTTGTTTTAAAATATGTCCAGAATCGCAACAAACTGGCGGTTCATTTGGTGTGGTCGATCCAATTGAATCAACTACATCACCAACCGACCATGCAACCGGCTCTGGATCTTTCTTATCGGCTGCAAAACTATCTCTCAGTATTGTTTCAATCTGAGCAGATTTTGATCCGGCCTTGCCATACATATTTTGGCGGCTTTCTAACTTATCTTTAAATGATGGATTCGATTCGACCTTTTTCATATCATCCTTCGTTGCAGTCTTGTCAGACCCCTTCAGTAAGATTATTGCGCGCCCAAGCGAACTTGTGGCAGTATCTTCAACATAAAACTTTTTCATGTTAGGGATGTAAGTTTCTCTTGATCCAAAAGCAATGTTGCTAACAGCCGGTGCTGTATCTGTAGCATCACGCCACAGCGTTGCTTGAACCAAAATATAACCTTTTTCAGCATCATGACTAATAACCGATATATCTGATCTGCCTAGCGGAAAATTACTTATGAACCATTTGTTCAAAGTAGCAACATCCTCATAGTCTTCTAAGTTAAATGCCATTATTGATCCTCCCAACTTTCATCTTTGACTGCATCGAGCACAGTTTTATAGACAGCACCATAGGCGATGAAGTCTTTGATTGAATCATCGTGATCTGGTGTTTCTGTAAGCCTAGAAACCTTGACAAGTGCCATGCAAAGTGCTGCTTGGTGTGGTGTGATTGGGAAATCAAGATAGGCAGACCACAAACCTGCGATTCGCTTGTGATTGTAAAATGGGTGTCCATAAACACTTCCGCGCTGGTGCAGCGTAGTAATGATTTCATCAAATAACGCCTCAGTTGAACTTTTCATAATCGAAAACCTCATCAACCTTCTGTTTGTTTTCAATCATGCGGCGGTGCATATCCCAGCCATCTTTGCGCCCACGCCAATAAGCGGTGCTCTTGGCATTTCCTAATGATGAGTAATAAAACATGATTGAAAATACTGCTATGAAAAATATCCATGCAGTTTGTAAATCGGTCATAATGTCGCTCCCTTACATATCCACAGACCATCTGTGGAATACATAAAGTTTGACCTAAATCAAGTTATTTATCTACCTGTGTGTCGGCGTGTTCTATAACGATTAGATAACGCCAAGATCCTCAAATTCATCGATATGAGCATCAATCGTGCGGTCGATATAGTCTGTTTCACGCCCCATAATACCTTTTATTGTATCGGAAAGATCCGTCATGATTAACTGGTACTAACTCAACTGAATGGCCACCCTTGCCAAAAGTCATGACTACGAATCCCATATTCCAGTCGGCTGAAGCGTATTTGAGATATGAGGCTTTGTTTTTCATGTCCATCAAATGACCTGCCTCAATGCCCCAAATCGTTGAATAACGGCCATTTAAGCCAGTTTGATGCCTTGTAGCACCCTGCCTATGGGTGTGGCCACAAACTACGCTGTTTCCCCACTTTTTGGCAAGATTTAGGGCGGTTATACCAGCATGCTTGGACATGACACCCTCATCGCCATGAGCCAAGAAAAACCCACGCTCGAATTCATACGCTCTTTTATGGAATCGAATCCCAAGATCTGAATAACCCATAAACTTTTCAAAAACTAATTCAGGCAATCCCAAGAGGGATGGTGCGCCTTTGAGCAATGTAGTAAATAGTCGATCGGTGTGATTGGATCTAATAATGTCGGTAGTGCCAAGATCAAAAAGAATATCCTGAGCAATTGATCTTTCCTCATGAAGCGTTTCGGCAAATTCAGTTTTTGTTCCCTTGACCCAACGCGACTGGGAAGTCATATCTAGTTCATCGCCAACATTTAATACAAAATCAAACTTTTCATGCTTGCTCATGCGGATCAAGTTAGATACCGCTTTTGGATGGTGAAGTGGAATTTGTAGATCTGGCGTTATCAAGTACCTTCGATTGGCTTTAATCTTCATCCTCATCGTCAGTTGGATCAATTGATGGGATTATCCCACCATCGCCTACAATCCAATCAGGGAAAGTTTTGTGTTCAGTCATTAACCAAAAAGCATGCTCCGGTGTAAATCCGGCTTTTCTGGCTGCTTTGTAGCACTCATGTAAAGCCATGTAGTGTTGATCGATCTTAGATAATGGCTCAGGAGATTGGCGAACAACTCGCCTATTGATTTTTTTCCGTTTATTGGTTTTGCGTGTGTTCGCCATGTCAGAAATTATCGCTTACTGATTAAAACAAAAAGATCATCGACACGCTGTTCAAGTCTTGAAATTTGATCTTTCATTGATGAGCCAGAATTGGGTTTTAATTCAGAAAGATAGGATTTAATAACCCAGCGCAGACCCACTAATAAACTGGTTGCGATTGCGGATACGCCAACGCCAAAAGCAACTATTTCGTTTGCGGTCATTTGGCATTAAGACCATAGTCGGCCTCAGATCCGGATTTTGGATCTAATGCTTTTGCCAATGGCGCAACTAATGCTCCAGCCAAAACTGCTAACTCTGGGCGAATGTCAGCGACAATTGCGAGTGCCACAGTAATTCCGGAGGCTGCTACTGCTCTCAAATATGACTTGATTGCAGCCTTGTGTTTATTTGTTAGTTTCATCTTTGCCTCCTAGTAGTGGGATATTAAAAAAATCTGAATTTTGATCTTGATCGGATTTGAAACTGATGTGAATGTGGTGGTTATGCTTATTGATGCCTTTGTATTTTCTCCAACGCCAGCCCAATAATGGTGAAGCAATTTTCTCTTGGTGGATTACATAACTGATGCGCCCATTATGTTTCCCGAATAATCTAATTTGATCTGCCAAATATGCTGAAATCCGCTTGTCGTCAGATAGCCGAGCAGTAATGTCCAATGCTCTAACGCAGGCTGATTTAGGGTCGGGGTTGTGATCGGATTTTGCTGATCGCATTCTATGCTCCAAAGAAGCAAGCCATCCATCACTTTTGCGATCCCTGTCGGGGAAGCAATCATCTACTTGTTCCCTAAATTGTTTTGCAGATTTACTCAGCCAAGGTTTCATTTTCAACCCATGCTAATTCTGCTTCATCCCATTTGTATAATTTTCCGTCATCAGGCATTTGAACTGGTGCTTCCCAAAATGAACCTGATCTAATCCATGACGGATAAGGCTGTGGAGCAATAAAAATATCCTCCTCAGAATTATATGAATAACCAACTCCGGCATAAGTTCCACGAATGTTGTTATTGTAGGAAGTTCGCTTGCAAATTTTGCCTCTAAAATTTCCATACCAAGTTTCAGTATCTAAACCTTGAATCAATTCATTTTCATCTACTCCAACAATTACTTCAATAACAATGTTGTCATTATCTAAGAATGCGTAATGTGCCATTATGCCCAACTCACATTTCCTGTGCCAGCAGTAATGGTTGCTCTCTTATATCCACCACTTGCTGCACTTTCTGATCCTGTTAAACCTGCTCCAATTGTGATTGTTAAAGTGTCGGCATATCTAAGAATTACTACACCAGACCCACCTGATACTCCAGCAGGGAATGAGAATCCTGCGCCACCTGCGCCACCGCCTGTGTTTGCGGTTCCAGCAACAGCAGATACAGCACTTGGTAAATATGAACCACCAGCACCGCCGCCACCACTTCCACCAGCACCGCCTGTATATGCACCACCTGAACCATTACCACCACCACCACCGCCGGCGTATGTTACAGATGATCCAGTTATTGATGTTGCAACACCTGCACCACCCACACCTGCAAGCGAACTTGATGAAGCAGTTCCTACTGCACCTGCACCACCACCACCACCACCAGCCTCAACTGATCCACCATAATTTCCACCTGCATAACCTTGATTAGCAGTTCCTGAACCAGCAGTTGCATAAGAGTAAGTTCCACCACCGCCTGATCCACCAGTTGCGCCGGGAGTAGTGCCATAGTCCGCACCTTTACCACCGCCAGTTGATGTGATTGTATTAAAAATACTGTTATTTCCATTTGTATTTGTTGCGCCACCAGCACCAATTGTGCATGTGTAATCTGTTAAAGTTAAAAGAGATGCAGCAGTTTCTAAACTTCCACCACCACCAGTTGCGGTTACAGTTGAACGCAATCCACCTGCACCACCACCGCCTCCACCAACGCTTGAACTTGATTTACCGCTACCTGCTCCTCCAGCAACAACTAAATAATCAATTGTAATTGGAACAGGGCCTCCAGTGCCGGCTAAAATACCAAGTGGAATCAATGACATTATGCGCTCAAATCTCCAATCAATACCCAAGTATCTGTTGCAATTTTAATCAAAGTTGCAGCCGAGTATTGACCTGTAATTTTTAATTTTGCGCCTTTCGAATTGAAAGTAACTCCAGCACCTGCAACAGTAACTTGACCTGCGCCCAATTGCGTCAAATCAATTCTTGTTCCAGTTGCAAAAGCAACTGTTGCATTTGTAGGAACTGTTAAAGTAATTGGTGATGCATTATTTAATGTAATCAATTTTCCAGCATCAGACAAAACCAATGTATAAGTTGTTCCTGTTTGTGTGTTTATAGTTGATTTAGTTGCAACGCCATAAACTGTGGTGTCAATTGCTGATCCAAGTGTGCGAATTGCCGATGCACCATCTTTGACCAAATCGGTGTCATTTGGTGTTGTCCAACTGTAATTTGTAGTGGTTGCCATTTTTCTCCTATTATCAGGCTACGATTGTAGCATTTTCCCAAGTCAATGTATTGCTTAAAGTATTCCATTGCTCATTTGCTGGAACTGTATTCCACCTCATCGCTACCTGACTAAAGGAAACAGGCGATAAGTTGATGGTGAGGAATAATTGATTGTAACTGCTGCTCCAAGACCATCCCTCAACATAACCCTCAAATTCGCCATTGGCTATTTGAATTGGCAGGTCTGTTATGTGAATCGGCTGACCCATAAAAATGCCCAAAAGCGCATCCCTGTCGGCGTCATCAATTTCAGCATTTGTTAAAGGAAATGTGATTGTGTCAAATACAGGTAAGGGAAATGCTCTTTGAGTAATATATCGATTGGCTACTTCCTGTGCATTTGTAGCATCGTGAATTGAACTATTGATCGTTTCGGATTTGTAGCCATAAGTGGAAATTGAAGTTGCGCTGGTTGCCGTTTTTTGAGATCCATAATTGTTGCCATAATTAATATAAATGTCATTTCTAATATCGCCTGATTTTGTGGCTGTTCGCAAACCTCGACCAATAGCATGATGGCCAGTTAATTGAATGTAACCATTTGCAGATAAATAACTTTGGCGATGGTCTGCATCGGCATATCCAATATTTCCTTGATTATCCTCATACATATAACCGAAGGCTGATTTAGCAATTTGTGAAGCAATGTTGTAGATGGTATCTGGAGAACTTGCTCGATTTTCCATTTCATAAAGTCCGGGAGTATCTATTTCTCCTAATCCTACATTTTCGGCATTTGCCCAAGTTGTTGTTGCCTCATAACCTGACCAAGTTTCTGAGGCAGACACTTCAGTCCAAGTATTGGTTAAAGCAGATGTAAGCAATTCAAGTATTTGATTTCCGTCAAAATCTTTTGAAAGTGTTCCATTATAGATTTCTTTGCTAAGTCTAGCCAATGTTCCTAAAGCAATTATTGTGTATTTAATTTCAGTTCCGGCTTGACCTGTTTCTCCAACTTCAATGATTAAATCTGTAATGTTGCCACCAAATAAACTAACATAGGTATTGGTTGAATCTTTAACTTGTAAGGCAATTCCATCATTTACATCAAAAGAATATGTTTCGCCATTTAAGGAAAGAATCGAGCATTGCAAATAAGATCCTGTTGGCTGACTATAAATGTCTTTTCGCCCGGCATTATGACTTAGATTGGCAATTGTTACATCTGTGTAATCAACTCCATTAACTGTTAATTTCCATGATGGAGTAAAGACTGTCATTGGAATGGAAGCAATACTGCTCCCCCACCCCTTGCTAATGATTGTTGCAATTGATCTACAATTTGTCGGGCTGTGCTTTCAGAATCGATTGCGCCATTTACTGTTATATTTATTGGTGGATTGCCAATTGGCGTTCCTGCTGGAACTGAATAATCTTGGTTTCCAATAACTCTATTTGATGAGATTACTTGGTTGGCTATTGCTTCCAAACCAATGAACTGATCCAATAGTTTGTTAAATTGTTTTGTGGCTTGTTTAGTAGTCAATTGGTTGGTATCAATTGCAAAATCTAATTCCTCAAAGTTTGTAAGCAAACTACCTAATGCTTGATCTAATTTGCCTATACTTCCAATTACTCCGGTTTGTGAAGCAGACCCACCGCCACCACCGGTTCCAACAAATTGTCCATTTTCAAACCCTGAACCACCTGCACCAATAACACTCTGGCCAGCAACAAATCCAGCCCCTCTTAAACCACCACCGCTATTTTCAGAAAAACTTCCACCACCGCCACCAGCGCTGCCAATTTTGTTTAACAATCCAACATTGGATTTGGTGACAAAGTTATAGGCTCGAATTGTGGTGTTAATGGCATCAATAATAAAATTGACTATTGGTGTAATTGCTCCGACTATACTGCCAAATACATCAATAATCTTGGCTGTAACGGATGTGGCTAATTCAAAGAATTTACCAAATACTGTGCCAATAATAGGCAAAACATAATTTTGCAAAATGTCAATAAATTCTTGAAAATTCTCTTTATTGCGATCAATTGCTTTCTGAACCTTTTCCCAACCCTCTTGAAATTTTTCAACTATTGGTGCGCCATATTCAAATATATATCCAATAAGTTTTTCAATGATTGGAAGCAAGGCGACTCCAACAGCCTCTTTTGCTTCTTGGAATCCAACCCTTAATCGATCAATTCGACCTTGAAATGTTTCAGCATTTCGAGATGCTGCTCCACCATATAATTCGCTTAATTTTTCTGTTTCGCTTCTAAAATCTAATTGCTTGGCTTGAGCAGCCGTAATTCCAATGCCCAATCTTGCCAACTGAGTATCTTGGCCACCATAGGCTTTACTCAACGCTTCGGTTACGCTTGCAAGGTCTTTACCGGTTCCTTTTGAAATATCAATTGCAAGATTTAATAGATCTTGAGATTTTTTAACATCACCTGTGGCAATGCTTAAACGCTGCAACGCTGGTCTTAGTTCATCATCTGAAACTCCAACAGCCAATGATGTGGCTGAGATATATTCCTCAGTTGCCTTTATTTGGGCATCAGTTGCCCCTGTGGCGGCCTTTAAGGCACTTGCCAATCTTAACTGAGCAGCCTCATCCTCGATTGCAGCCTTGACCCCATCAACGGCTAATTTGGTGGCATAGGCTCCGGCGGCTGCGGCTGCTGCTGCAAATGCCAATCCTGCTTTCTTGCTAAAATCACCTAACTTATCGCCAAATGTTTGTACCTGTTTTTCACTCTTATTCATGCCATCAACAAATTGCTTTGTTTCGGCTAGAATTTCGAGTTTAAGGGTGCGCCAATCTTGTGCCATTAGTTATCCCACACCTTCACTACATTGTTCATTTCATTTGTCCATCTCTGAGTTAATTCAGGCTGAACTTCGCGAAGGGTCGGATATATGAACCAACCTCTTGATCCTCTACCATAACGCCCTGACCAAGTTGGAAATTGTTTGTAATTCTTTGAGCCAAATTCCAATCCTCGCCATAAGACTTGGGTAGTTGCCCCACCACTAAAACGCTGACCTGCGAACCCATAAGACAAACGACCAGTCTTTGATGATCTTGAAACAGACGCACCATCGACAACTTTTCTGACTGCCTTACCTGATTTTTCTCTTTGATAACCTGCTTTAGTAATTTCACTTTTCGCATAGTTAGCCAAATCATAACTGACAGTTTTAGCCTTAGAAATGGCATCATCACCCATGAGAGAAAATGCTTTAGCAAGTTGGCGCAATTCTTTTTGGGAATATGCGCTGATTGCTTCACTTGCCATTCCTTTTCTCCAATACTTCGATCGCCGTTAAAATATCTGCTGCATCTTTCCACTCGCTCATTGGAATTTGTGTGGCAATTGCCAATTCAACTAATAAGCGACTTATGCTTCCTGCTGGGTGGCTTTTGGGGAAACATCACCGACAATTACATCTGTGACAGTTTCCATCCATACATCAAAGGCTTTGACTGGTTTTCCAGCCGCTTCGCGCTTGTGTGCATGGTAAGCAAGAAACATAAGATCAGAAATACCCATTTTTTCTTGAGCCTGTGCAATGGTGTTTCCTGTCTTTTGTTCCCATTTTGCCCACTCAGGCGGTTGGGCAATGTAGGTTGCTTGCTCGCCTGAGGTGTATTCAATTGTAATTGGTAGTTTCATTAGTTGCTCCCGTTTCTATTTTTTAACTAAATGATTCTGCTGGCACGCCAATTACTTGGAATGTCAAAGAAACTGTTTGTGCGTCTGGTGCAGTTCCGCCGGCTGATGGCCAAGTTGGTAAAACTTGGAAAGTAAATTGAGCACCTGATGCGGCTGTAAATACTGTGCTGATGCCGGTGTTAGGTGCTGTTTCTGCAACGCCCCAGAGAATCTCACAAAGAGATCCTGTTGCGCCCCAGTCGGCTAGCATTTCAACGGCTAGCGTGAAATTGTTATCAATAACTTTGTAAGATTTTCCATCAAGTGTTTCATAAGTTACTCGATTTACTTCTCCAGTTAATGTTGCGGATGTTGCTTGTGCATCGAAATTGTTACCACCGATGGTGAAGGTAACATCCCGACCAGTAATTACTGTGGTAGCCATTTCGCTCCTTAGGTTGTTTGTGTGTAATAGGTTGAAACATTTATATCAGAGATCAACATTGTTGATGCTCCGACTTGTGTAACTGTTGGTCTTTCAACCGATCCGACAATATATCCCGAAGGAATAACTGCCAGAATGCTCATGATTAACTGCTCGATATTATCAAGCGATGCTGGGTTGCTGTTATATGCAACAATTGCAGTAATTGTCATATTGACTTTACAGCGCACTTGTGATTTACCAATTGTTTCAATTTCAAGATATGGTGAATCCGGAACGCAAACTACTGCTGGAGGATAAACCGATTCTGGAACGAAACTATAAACATTTCCTGCCACACCGGCTAAAGCGGTTGCTAAAGGTTGGCGAACTGAGGAAAGAATTGTTGATGCTGGCATTTATTGAGCCATGCTCTCAACATCAATGTATGGGCCTAACAAACCTACGCATCTATTGAAAAGCGATCTTCCCATACGGAACGGAGTTGCTGCAAAATCTACTCCTTCAATTTGTCCGCCGGCTGCGATTCTTGATTGGAAAATTTCGACTGAAACGGCAAAGATTGCTGATCGAACAGGTTGGTTTCCAACATAAGTTGATGCGCCAGATAAGGTAGCAGTTCCGGATGGGATGACATTAACTTCGAGTATATCGGCATTAGTGATCGATGCTGAAAAGGTATATTGTCCAAGATTGTCTGCCAAGATTGTTCGTGTGCCATTGTATGGTGTTCCGCATCCTGCGATGACAACTGATTGTCCTTCGGTGAATTCATGGATTCCTAGTGTAGTAAAAGTAGCGACATTATCCGTCAATGATGTTTGTGCGACTGGGCTTTTGAATGTAACCAACATTGGAAGGATCACGCCCTCAGCCGAATCTATTATGCCTTCCAAATATGCGTCATTATACAAGGATGATGACACGCCAATTATTGCTCTCAACTCACTTGCTGAAATAATGCTTGGCATGTCATCTCCTTTTATTCTCCCTTAAATGGATGCCTGTGATCGGGAGCAACCACAGGCACTCAATTAAATTACGCTACTGATAGACCACGGAATGCTGTTGGGTAGCGATTTACTACTGCAACATATCCGTATAGACCAATTTCAATGCGTCCGTTAGCAACGATGTTTGCACGAAGTTCAATTCGTGGAGATTCGTGGAATCGCATTGCTGCTGATGGATAAACTAATCCGTACTTCACATTTGAATTATCGCCTGTGTAATTTGGATCAACTACTAGATCAAGTCCAGCAATTGTTCCATTTGTGCTGCCTTGTGTTACAAGACCACCTGCATTTTGTGGAACGGCTGCTGCAAATAGAGGTCTTTGTGAACCATCAACTGCACCAAGTAGTCCAGCAAAATCAATACTATCCTCGCCACCTGAAGGTGCAACCATCAAGCGATTTGGTGTAAAGCGCATTACATTGTAAGAATCTGCAATACCCTTTGCGATTGCTTTGTAAATTGTTGAATCAGAAGTTGATCCGCAACCATTTACAGCAATTTTCGCTGCATAAGCATCTGTCTTTTGTGCATAAGATGCTGCTAATTCGCGAACTAATAAATCAGCAAATGATCCGCCTGAAATTTCAGATCTGTCGAATAATTCAACGTTGACCACGTTAGCGCCAGCAAACTTGACCACGTCATTTTCTTGATAGGTGACAGTAGTGTCAGTTGATGAAAATTCTACGCCCTCAGCAGTTTGTGCAACTGTTGCTTGTGTTCCCAATACAGGTGTAAAAATCTTCATTCCTGTCGCTGGTAGTGGAGCGCGCTCAATTGAATCAATAAATGGACGTGATGCGTCAATAATTCCGATTGCATCGCGTAGGTAGTTAGGTGGAACAGATCCGGTGTTCTCGGATACTGTTGCAATTTGCAATGCAGCAACTAAGTCGCGTGCATCTGTGTCGCCTTGAATAGCGCGAACCTGTGCTGTTAAATATTGTCCTGCTGTAACATTTGTATCTACGCGTGGCTTTGTGTAAGCAACGTAGTTTGCAGTTACAACTGGAGCCTGTGTCGCTTCTACCGCTTCGGTCGCGATAGGAGCCTCAGATGTAATCTCTGACACTTTGTTCTCCTCTGTTGTTGTTTCCTCAGCGGTTGCTTCGGAATTCTCTGGTGTTTCACTTGCAGCGACTTCAGCCACTCTTGCAGAATCAATTGCTGGCTCGGTTACTAGTGAAACTTCTTGTAAGGAACTTGCTTTAATGCGTAGCACGCCTTCCTCATTTTTCCATTCGTTGATTTTTACACCAACGCTAAATCCATCTCTTAAACCTTCGGCTGCTTCTAATAAAGAATCATCGCCAGCAATTGTTGCTGCTATTTTAAAAGTTGCTTCAATTCCTTGCTCATCGGCTGTAACATCAATCATTTTTCCAATTGGTCGTGTGCGATCATGCTCAAGTAATAATTTGATTGGTTTTGAAAAATCGATACTATCTTTTTCAAATACTGTTGCGCCTGCGCTAGTAAAACCTTTTTCATCCCAACTGACAATGCGACCAGTCAAGGTGCGTTTTTTATTGTCGGCTGCGGTTAGTGTTATTGGGAAATTGATTTTCATCGAATCAAGTCCTCCTCCTCTTGGATTTGCTCAACGCTCATCGCGCCGATTCTGTTTAGTATTTCATAAACTTGTGCGCGCTCTAATGCTGAGCCACGCAAAAAGTCATCAATGTCAAAACGCGTTTCTATGCCATTGGGGCAAAAATCCGCGGCAGATAGGCGTTGCTCAATCGCAGTTAAGATTGGCCGCAATGAAAAATCAATTAACGCTTTTCTTTCGGCTGTCATATTTGAATAAGTCATTGAAGTTGTTTCGGCAGATACAAAACTAGCCGGAATGCCTGAAGCGCGACTAATTTCTAAAGCCAAGTATTGTCTAGCCTCATTTAATTGTAATTTAGCCGGATCAAAACCTAACGCTTGCAATTCCACATCAGCATTCAAAAATGCCGTGGTGCGTGTTGTTCGGCTAACTCTCCAAGAATCCAAAAGTTTTGTAATTCGCTCCGGAGTTAAGTTTGTTCCATTTGATTTAAGAACCATTTGTGGCATTGGTTCTTTAGCATACATTTCTGCTGCTTTTTCCAATTCTGCTGCTGCTTTGATTGTACGGCCAGCGCGATTTAAGATTCCCTCATCAAGTCCGTTAAATACAATTAAAGATCCAACACCAAATGGTGGCACTCGCTTGCCATCAACTGTGTAATATTCAATTTCTGTGGAATCTGCATTTAGTGATGCAAATACTCTACCAGGTGCAATTCTTGTCCATGCACGAATTCTCGAAGCATCTGTTGCGGCATAAGAATCCATGACCATTCCATAAGCGACACCATACAAAAGTAAATCTTCAGCGATCCATGCGTAGATTGCTGAACCAGCAACTCTTGGATCTGGTTGCATGATTACGCGATTAGGTCTTACATGTTCATTTGTAAAATGATTATATTGTTCAAGCGGTAAAGATCCGACAGTTGAACAAATTATATTTCTTGCGCGTGCTCCTGAAGGAATGGCCATATATTGTTCACGCGTTGCGGTTGTTGTTCCAAATAAAATTCCGCCAACTAATTGCTGTGCATTGTAAGGTGAAAGCGCTGCTGCAACATCTACTGAATTATCAGGTTGAGTTGCACGAAATCTATCAAATAATCCCATTGGTACATAATATACCATAAAGTCCGATTTATCCGACTTGTATGTCAATTTCCGTTTCTACTTGTGTCGCAAAATATGTTGCTAATGCCGAAGCGACTGCTGCACAAACAGCCACTCGACTTGCACGCCTACCGATGATCCATGACCCATCCCCATAGGGCAGTTTCGCAGCCGATAGTGTTTGCTGGGTCAGTTCTTCCTGCCCACCATGTTGCAACCTGTGGCTATTGATCGCCCCGAGCCATCGATCGCAACTTTCCGCATAGATTGCGCCATCCATGTCGGTAATCGGTATTCCGGCAGGAACTAGCCGACTTGCTACGGCTTGTGCAGTCCTTTTGGAATACGCGACTGTTTGTGTATTGTATTTTCTTACATACGGCGCAATGTCATTTGCAACTGCTAAATCGTTAATTGAATAATCATTTGACCATGTATGCAATAAAACTAAATTAAACTTTTCGCCCGAAAGTTTTTGAGTTGCAACTAATGCTGCAAATTTACGATCCGGAGATAAATCTAAGCCAAGCCATGTAGGCGCATCTGGATCTAATGGTATTGGATCAGTCTGACACAATTGCCATTTTTGTGCATCAATTGCTGAATTGATTGTATCTACCCATTGACATAAAACTTCAGTTCGAACAATATCTGGAGGATCATTAACAACGGCTCGCAAATTGTCAGGATGAATTGTTGATCCTAATGATGGGTTGGCTTGGGCGAATGCGGGCCAGTTCATTTCCCCTGACGGAAGGAGAATTGGTGCATCAGGTTCCGCGCTCCACTCAAACCAACCTATCTGGTCATTGGTCGTGGCTGATGCCAATGCCCTCTCACGCAATTTGTTTAAGATAACTGAATGTTGATCTCCAGCATTTGAATAAACCCAGACTTGGGGATTTTGTGCAGCCATCATGGTGTATCGCATTGATGACCAAGCATCTTCATCTTTATATTCGCGTAACTCATCCAAATGAATCGTGGATGGCTTCGAAATTCCTCTCGATGCATTGTTTGCTGCTTTTACTACAAACCGCCGACCACCTTTAAGTTCCATTTCCTCAGCACCATGTTGCCATCGTATTTTCTTTACTTCAGATGCAAGTTTGTCGTTTTCCTCAATAATTGAAACTATCTGCCTAAAAGTTTCCAATGATGTGGTAAGCCTATGGGCTGATGACAATTGCAGATTCTCTCCCCACACAAACATGCCGGTCAGGATTCGGAGCATCATAAATGTAGATTTACCATTTTGGCGTGCGATCAAAAGTCCAGCCTCTGTGTGATGCCACCTGCCGTCCGGCTTAACCTTATGTCCATGAATCGCCACAAACTTTTGCCACTCCATAAGTGGAATGCCGATCTCAGCCGCAAACTCAATCATTTCATGACCCTTTGTAGGTAAATCATTCAATAATGAGTGAATTCGGGGAGTTGGCACACCTCCTAAATCCGATTCAGGCTTAAAGCCAGCGATCAAATCTTTTTCAAAGTTGTTCAAAGCGATCCAGCCTGATCGTGGGCGATCGAAGTGTTTTGTGGGTTAGAAAAGGATCG